ATGGTTTTCCAAGGTAAGCCTTGGAACGACGACAATAGAGAACATCTTATTATTGAGTTGGGTGACGCTATGTGGTATGTGATGCAGGCCTGTTCTGCACTTGATGTATCACTTGAAGATGTTGTCGCAAAAAATGTAGAGAAATTAAAGAAGAGATACCCAGGCGGAGAGTTTGATGTTTATAAATCAGAGAATAGATCTGTCGATGACAGATAAATAATATGGTTAAGAACTATCCCACATCATGGCCTCAGATGCCGTAGCCACTAAACAACAAGAAAATGCATCAGCGTTTACCTTTCAGAAGTACATTGAGTCTGGTGGTAGAACAATGCCTACTTTTAAAGAGATTGCGAGTATATATCCAAATGTAAATGCTCAGTGGATGAGAACTTTTGAAGAACAGGCTATGGTTCTAAAGGGATATTTAAAGTATGAGACTGGATATAATTATTCTAGAGATACAGGCATAATGCCTTTTCTAGAACAGATAGCTAAAACATATTGTGGAGTAGAGGGAGGTAGTAGAATATTTGCAACTAAAGATACTTGGAATCCTATGGACATTGTTATGGTCAAAAAATCTCAAGAATCTTCAATCATGAGAACTATACAAGAACTTGTGACAATTGAAGGTATGACCGAGAGAGGAAATTTGACTTTGTTAAATTCTATCATGTATGAATCTCTTAAGTCAAAAGATATGATACCTATTTCGTTGAAAGCTATAAAGTTAAGTGCTGGTGTGGATCTAGAGGAAGAACTAAATTCTGGAAATCCAGAAAATAAAGAATGGGATGTTATTGGTGCTAAATGTCTTGTAGATATTAAAGATAGAAATTTTGTAAATTCAGAATTATCATTTCAATTTCAGTTAAAAGATCCTCCAAAATATGTAATATCAGCACAGGTTAGAAATAAAAGATTAAGTCAACCAAATGGAACAGTTCAGATAGAGTGTACCAATAAATCAAAACCAGCTGCAAAATTGGGTGGTGTACCAGCAAGTTTTTTAGAAAAATATTTAGAATCCATAGGTGCATCTAAACCCATATCAATAGCTAAACACCCTAATATACCTAGAGAGTTTCCAGGCAATTGGACAGAATCACAATTAAGTTATTGGATTAATTTGTTACAGAGTTTACAGGGTGCAGCTATAGGTGGAGAAAATATAGAATTTGGCACACTATCTGTGAGTGGACAAGGTGCAGATACTTCTGGTGCAGATGCTGTGATTAGAAATGGAGCCATGAATGAACAAATTGTTGATAGAGCAAACTTTGGTAGATTCCGAAATATATTAGTATGTTTAGAATATGCAAGAACATTTAGTTCGTTACAACCAGAGGCCATTGAAGGACTTTTAAATGTCATGTATTATGGTGCTAAAAAAACTTTTGATCCTTTGAACGGATCTTTTGTGAAAATATTTTAATATGTCGAAGAATACACATTTAGAACACCTAGAAGATGATATTATAAATCAGGGAAAACAAGGTGGATTTAATGCTATAAATTTTTTAAGAGAATTGGGTAAGATGTTATCTGAACCAGCATCATCTGTCAGACTTACAACTAAGTGGGATGGAGCTCCAGCTATAGTTTGTGGCATACATCCTAGATGGGATGTGTTTTTTGTTGGTAATAAATCTGTATTCAATAAAGCTTTACCAAAAGTATGCATAACACCAGATGATGTTGATGCTTATTACCCTAGTAGTGGATTAAATGCGATTCTCAAGACATGTTTGAAACATCTTCCAAAATTAGGAATTACAGGGATCGTTCAAGGTGATCTTCTTTTTACAAATAACAAGAAATCAATATCAATAAATGGTAAAAGATTGATATCTTTTCAACCCAATACAATCGTATATACAGTTCCAGAAGATTCTAGTTTAGGAAAAATCATTGACAAAGCACATATGGGTATTGTGTTTCATACTAAGTACAGTGGGCCTGATATGAGTTCTTTAAACGCTACTTTTGGTGTAGATATAAGTAATTTTAATCAAACTGAAGATGTTTATGCAGCAACAGCGAGTTTTGATGATGTGTCAGGTGCTGCTAATTTTTCAACAAATGAAAAACTACAGTACAATTTACTAGTAAACAAAGCAGAGGGATCTTTAAAACAAGCTAGTTCTTTTCTCAGTGAAGTAACAGAGTATGGTCAAGGTAAGTTCATGCTTGGAATGATGTTTAAACAATATATGAATAGATTCATAAGATCTGGTATGTCAATATCTAATGCTCAGTCCACATCTATTGGATTTGTTGAATTTTATGAGGAACAATTGGATAAAGAAATAGAATCTAAAAAAACTAAATCCGCACAGGATAAATATATAAAGATGAAGATAGATGGATTAAAGTTTTTACAAACAAATTCACGATCTTTATACTTCACTGTTGCTTCATATATGAACTTAATTGAAGCTAAAACTTTTGTTATTAGAAAATTGGAACTAGTGAAAACTTTAGGAACTTTTCTTCGCACTGATACTGGTTATGAAGTTACTGCTCCAGAAGGTTTTGTAGCTATCAAATCAGGAAACGCTCTAAAACTGGTGGACAGGTTAGAGTTTAGTCGTGCCAACTTTACCGCAGCTAAAGACTGGGAAAACGGATGAAATCATTTTTACAATTTATTTCTGAAGCGGAGACGCAAGCGTCATCTCAAGCCAAAAATATGGGTTTGAGTGGTGATGGCCATGGCGATTGGTACGATAAACAGGGTAAATTAGTTGCAAAAACTGTATCTGGTAGACTTAAATTCTTTGGTAATCGTAATTTAGGTAAAAAAATAGAGCCACAAACTCTTGCACAACCTAAACAAGAAACACCTAAACCAGAAAAAAGTAAAGAGAAAAAACAGTTGACTGTTGGGTTTGGTAGGTTCAATCCTCCTACAATTGGACATGAAAAACTAATGAATACCATCAGTAAAACTGCTGGAAAGGGTGGAGAATACAAGATTTACCCCTCAAGAACTCAAGATTCTAAGAAAAATCCACTAAATCCTAGTGATAAAGTAGAGTATATGCGTAAGGCTTTTCCAGATCATGCTAACTCTATCGTTGATGATGACAAAACAAAGACTATTTTTGATGTATTGAAGAGTGCTTATGGAAAAGGATACTCCACTGTCAATGTTGTGGTTGGTTCAGATAGGGTCAAGGAGTTTGAAAACCTTGCGAATAAATACAACGGACAATTATACAATTTTGACAAGATTAACATTGTATCGGCGGGTGAAAGGAGTGCCGATGCCAAAGGTGTGGAGGGTATGTCTGCCTCCAAACTAAGAAAGGCTGCAATGGACGGTGATTATAAGACGTTTAGGTCAGGTATTTCCAAGGCTTTAGACGATAAATCAGCGAAAAAACTGTTTAATACAGTCCAAAACTCCATGAAAAAGACCAAATCTGAAGCATGGGAGTTCGCACCTAAACTTGCATTTGAAGGCCTCAGAGAAAATTATATTGCCAAAAATATATTCCGTCTTGGTGATATGGTAGAGAATCTTAATCATGGATTGGTTGGAAAAATCATTAGAGCTGGTGCAAATTATGTAATTGCAGTGACTGAGGACAATATTATGTTCAAATCTTGGTTAAAAGATCTGAATGAATACACTGAAGTCCATATGAAGAGTCGAATGAGAGACAAAATACACCCAAATACACTGGTTGGAACCGATGGATATAGAGATAATTTGATCAATATGACGCCTGGACAATACCCACTTATAAATAAAATTAGGCAAAGTCTGAAAAAATCAGGATAACAATGAAGGACTCTAAGACAATTAGAAACGAGCATCAATCTTTCGTAGATGCATGGAAAAAAATACAAGAAGATAATTCTAGTGCTCCAGTAGAAGAAGGGTACAAAGATGTCAAGAAAATGCTCAAAACCAACAAAGGTTATAAGAAAGAGTCAAAGGTTCTTGTCAGAAAATCTAATGCTTTCACTGCTCTTGCAGAGAAATACAACATGTCACCCAAACAGTTTGGAAGATATGTAGAGGCTAATCAACATTTATTTGATATTCCTACACGTAAGAAAGCAATTCTTGCAAATAAGTTCCAAGGATTTAAAGAAACTAAAGAGTGGGATGAGTTCTTCGGTGATCTAGAGTTAGTCGAGAGTAAGGCACCTTATGTTGTCCATGAAGCTGATAGAAAAGGTAATACTCCAGCATGGCAAGGGTATGTTGAAGGTAAAATAAACGAAATAACTGGTCAACCTT